CTAACGAAGCAAGAGCGCAAACATACAAAGCTAATAACGACATTGTAATTGGATATGAGATTGTTGCTACGTTGGATAGTAGAACATCGAACATATGCAAAGGGCTAGACGGTAAGATAGTTAAAAACAATGAATCTCCAAAGCCTATGCCGCCTTTTCACCCTAATTGCAGGACGGCAACAGCACCAGTATTAGACGAAAGGTATAGACTTGATGATAAAACAGCTACAAGAGCGTCAAAAGGCATTGAAGGCGGTCAGCAGGTAAGCGCTGACAGTACTTATTATTCATGGTTAAAGAATCAAGGCATGCAGGGCAAAAAAGGTCGTGCGTTTGTTGAAGATGTACTGGGAAAAGAAAGGGCTGCATTATTTCTTGATGGTGGCTTGTCTGTAGAAAGATTTAAGCGTTTAACGTTAGATGAACAGTTTCAGCCTATACCGTTAGATGAATTAAGGAAAAAGCGCTCACTTCAATTAGCGTTTGACAACATAAGCTAATTATTATCGTGTTTGACCACTGTTTAAAAAATGTTAAAATAACCATATTCGCTAAGTGTTAGCGATTTTACTCAAAGAGTAACAATAACCTAAAGGGTGTGCACATGTTAAAAGGTTTTGAAGAAGATTTATCTGGTTTAGAATTGCCTGACGAGGTTAAATCTCAATTGATTGAAGCAGCTAATAAACGCGCTTCAGGTTTAGTAAGTAAGAATGAAGAGTTACTTAGTAAACTATCAAAGAATAAAGACGTTGTTGGCGATAAAGACGCAGAGTTAGAAAAGTTAAGGCAACTTGCGTCTAATGTCGAGCAAGAGCGAGAGGAAGCAAAGGGTAATTACTCTAAGGCTTTAGAGTTAAAAGAGCAGCAATACTCAAAAGAGTTGGAAAAACTAACATCTCAACTTGGCGAAAAAGAAAGTGCTCTAACAAGTTTATTGATTGATGATGGTTTGTCGCGTGCTTTAGATGGCGTGAACATTAATCCATCATTAAAGGCAGGTGCTGAAGCTATGCTAAAGTCACAGGCAATTTTATCCGAAGGCAAAGCCATGATCGGGGATAAGTCATTAAGTGATGCTGTAAAAGAATGGGCTGAATCAGATATAGGTAAAAATTACTGTTTAGCTCCTAACAATTCAGGTGGTAATGCTAACGGTGGTAGTAACAATACTAGCACTAATTACCAAGGTAAAAAATTCAGCGAAATGTCTATAAAAGAGAAAACGGCATATCTCGCTAGCAAAAAGTAAGGTGATTTATCATGGCAGGTTTAAACGATTTTGTAGTATTTAACCAGTTTGCTCAAAGCGCAGAGACAGAGGTTATTGACCAGTATACCAATTTATGGAACCAAGCGACTAACAACGCAATGGTTTTGCGTAGCGCGGCAAATGTAGGTGATTTTTCAGAAGAGTCTCAATACTCTTTGATTGCTGATCTATACGGGAACCGCAACGCATACTCAACGGCAGCTTTAGCATCTGTTGATTTAACTCAATTGCTAGAGACATCTGTAAAAGTTGGCTCTGGCTCTAAGCCCGTAGAATATACAGGCACTTCTTTTGACTGGACTCAGCGTCCAGCAGATGAAGCCGGTACTGTGTTTGGTACTCAGGTCGGTATGGCTAAAATGCAATACATGATCAATACAGCGATTGCAGCGGCAGTAGCGTCAACAACAACTACAGGCTTAGAATATGACGGTACTGCTGGTATCGCTTCTCTTCAAAGTCTGAACAGTGCTTCTCGTTTATTTGGCGATAGAGCGCAAGCTATTCGCACATGGATTATGCACAGTAAATCAATGCACGATATTTACGAGAACGCATTGAATAACAGTGAGCGATTGTTTACGTTTGATAACGTACAAGTAATGACGGATGGTTTTGGTCGAACATTAGTTATGACTGATTCGCCAAACTTGTTCTTTGATAATGCTGGTACTGACAACTACTACCAAATTGGTTTAGTTGAGGGTGCAATGGTTGTTGAAGATAATGGTGATTCGCGCGTTTACACTGAGACTAAAACAGAGTTCGATAACGCTAAACAGTTAATCAAAGAAGAGTCTAGCTTCAACCTTGGCGTTAAGGGCATGACTTGGGATAAAGCTAACGGCGGAAAGTCTCCGAATGATGCGTCTGTTGCCCTATCTACTAACTGGGATCAATCTGCAACTCAAGTTAAAGACACGTTAGGCGTTCGCGCAGTTACTTTGTAAGAGGGTAAAGGATGGATATTTTAACTAAATACAAATTCGATAAAGAAGAATCAAAAAAGTGCAGAGGTATTTGTTTGCCTGCGAACTCTTTTCATTCATTCCGATTCGACAAAGAAGCTGAATATGTTGTTAGTGGTGATGAATACTTGGTTAAAAAGTTTATCGAGCTAGCCAAATCTTCTGACTGCAAAGCCAAGCAAGGTAAGGTAGAAAAACAAGAAGATAAAAAAGAAGAAAAATAACCCTTTCTTTAATTAATCAAAGCCTCCTTTATTGGGGGCTTTTTTATGCCTGTTAATAAGCTATAATGTACTTGTCGCCTGTTGAGGGACTCGCGGCAGGGCTAGCCCAACTAATCCCTCATTCCCTCCATTTTAAATTCCCTCAATGCAGTTTATTGGGGGTAATTATGCGATCTATCAATCAAATTCTAGTAGATATTGTGCTCGCTAATGGCGGCACTGTCACAAATCCAAACAACAGAAACCAATTGTTAAGAGATTGGCTTTTAGCTATTTCGTAAGGAAAAAGTAATGAGTATTAGAAATGAACTACTCGAAGATATATTGGCAGCCACAGGAAGCGGTGGCGGCAACGGTATAGCCGATTACAATGATACATCAACAACTACAACTCCTGTAACGATAGTGGCAGATACATGGACTACTATACCTAATGACGGGGCTGGTTCGTTTACCAATTTATCTTATCTGCCAGCAGGCGTTACAAGCTTGATGGATACCAGTACAGGCGCATTTGATGTGTCTGAATTAACTTTTGGCGATGCGGTGTATATTCGGAATGACTTTACAGTTACGCCAGCAACAAATAACACATTATTAGAGTTAAGGTATCAACTAGGTACAGGCGGCGACTCTTATACGTTAGAAAAAATAGTCAGTAGACTAGATAGCGGGAGCGGTATACCTTATCGTTTTTCCCTAGAGCCAGACTTAATTTATATGGGCGATACAAATACAAAAGATAATCCAATTGTGTTACAAGTAAAGCTCTCTGGTAACGGTTCTTTAGTTAATTCTGGTTCAGCAATTTCAGTGGTGGCGAGATAATGAGTATTACAATATATAGAGATGCAGCAGCAAACGCTATATTTATAGAGGATGCTAACGGGGTTCAATTTCTTAATAGTTTGCAGTCAACAGTAAATAACGGCTTTTGCTCTATAAGCGACTTAGCCAGAGATCTTGATATAGTAACAGAAATATCATATACAGAGTTTGTAGACCAGAATGGCAATGGTTACGGCACTACAGCGATTGAAGTTTGTGATGCGCTTAATGCGCTATTTTCATCGAGCGGAACAAGTGGTACAGAGCTACCCAACATAACATCAAATTTAGCAATAAATCTGGTAGAGAGTGAAACACTTAATTATGAATTAACCGCTGATTTTGGTGTCGGTTATGAATGGGATTTGTCTAATGTTGCAGGCGTAACAACTGTGGATGGTAATCCTCGAAAGCTAATCGGTGGCAGCTCTTTAACAGTAGGAACATACAACATTCCAGTTAAAGCTATTAACTACAACGGGGAAGATAGCAAAACAGTTGTACTTACCGTTAGTAACCCACCTTTTGCCAATACAAAAAGCGTCAAGTTTGAACAAAACGATTGGCTAGGCGCCAATGCTTCGCTGCTTGATTCTGTGTTAGGTAGGACAGGTAACGGCAGCGGCAGCGGTGACGCTTGGAGTATAGCGTTTTGGTTTAAAGCAGGGAGTAGCAACAACCAAGCTCAAACTGTTTTCTACTTCGGCTCTAATGACGTTACGAATGGTAATCATATTAAATTAACGTACAACGGTGATAACACATCAAGAAAGCAATTAATTCTTCAGTATGGCAGCGCCAACAATAACTTAATATTAAAAACACCTATAGGTAGCGTTGGATCTTCTGCTGGCTGGCAGCATTTTCTAATAACTTATGATGGCGGCACTACTGGCGCTAGTAGCGGTTCAATCAATGACTATTACTCTAGATTTAAAATATTTAAAGATGGAGTACAGTTAACTACTACTAACAGCAATAGTAATTACGGAATAACTACATCTCTAAGCGGTCAAAACCTAAGAGTAGGCAGGTACAATTCATCTGGATACATGCGAAATAGTTGTAAACTTGACGAGCTGGCTATTTGGGGTAGTGATCAAAGTGCAAACGTTAGTGATATATACAATAGCGGAACCCCTTTTGATTTGAGCGCCTTGTCAAGCGCACCTATTCACTGGTGGCGCATGGGTGACGGTGATACTTACCCTTTTTTACAGGATAACGGTAGCGCAGCAAATTGTGTTTTCCAAATGTACAACATGACCTCTGCTGACATTGTTAGCGATACACCATGATCAAATTTATTGCCGAGCAACGCTAAATTACATTTTAAAAAAAATATGATAAACTAGCTCTATATCAATTAGGGCTTTTTTATGTCTCAAAATTTAGTAATCCCAAACAAAGACAATAAAGTAGTATTTGTTTTTGGCGGCATAGATTTAACTTTATCAACTAATATAGTTGTTGGCTTTGGCGACGAAACTTATCAACTTTCAGATCCAGA